TTGGGATTAGCATATTTATATACTTGATAGTAGCCTTGTTTTTGTTGCGGATATACCCTATCTCTAAAGCATAACCTCCTGGTGGTGTCATTTCTTCATACACATGGTAATCAGAGTTCTCACCGTCATACATTGCTATTGTACGTCTTGTACTCATACTTCCTCCTTTAACTCCGCATAGCTGGCAGTAAGGTGACTCAGGCAGACTTGAACTGCAACCTGTTCGGTCACTCACCTGTCACTGGCTTGATCTACGAACTGTTCTTGAGCAATATTGAACTACTGCTTACTACCAGCTAAACAGAGTCTAGGGGTTTTATATCATACTTTCAAATATCTGCGTAGCACTTACAGCTAATACTATACCAATAAATACTACTATAGCCATGATTGTGTTTTTCATAACATCTCCTTTTTATTTTGTGTGTCGGTCTGCCCCGACTGTCTACCCTCAGCAACCTGCCGTCTCTGGGAAGTTGTTATCATCGGTTAGCATACTTTGTAAGTGCTGGTTGATGTTGCGTTCGCCCTTTGACACTCCAAGCATAGCAAACATAGTTAAGGCTGTCAATACTAATTATATACCAGGGGTAAAGAAAGTTATGGCTATCTCTGTAAAAAAGGATTATAATAGAGTAGAAAAGGGTCACATCATGCAAGAATCTTATATAAATATAGGTCTCGCAATCGCCGCAGGTATTATAAGTACCGCAATTATAATCGGACTCGTCATCAAACTCTAAAACGGAGATATTATGTCAGACATACAAGAACAAGTTAACAAACTAGCCGAGGAGAACATCCCTCGCTTTGTTATTTCAATTACCGATACTCAAACTATTATGGGTGATAGATTCTACTCAATCTCAGCAGGAGCCGACACACTTGAGCAATTTAATAAGTTGATCCCTAAGAAGAAAAGAACCAACGAAGCCCGCACAGAGCTTCAGAGCATGCTATTACACATGAAGCAGGCAGTAGATGACTTAGAGAAAGACTTTGTTACTGAAGCAGAGATAGTTGAGCCTAACGTTGAGGGTGAAGAAGATGGCAAGACCGACTAAAATGACTGATGAAGTCTTAGAGCTTCTACGCCAGGCTTTTCTAATTGGTGCGACTAACGATGAGGCGTATAGATACGCTGGTGTATCTCATGAAACATTTTATAACTACCTCGAGAAGAACCCAGAGTTTCGTGAACAAATGGAAGTATGGAAGCAAGACCCTATACTAAAGGCTAAAAAGACCATCAGTAATGACCTTACAAGCACTAAAACAGCTCAATGGTATTTAGAACGTAGAGCCAAGAAAGACTACGGCAATAACGTAGATGTGACTAGTGACGGTAAACAGCTCCCAACACCCATATTAGCTAACGTAGAACCTTTAGATGATATTCGTACAGACAACAGCAGTACGTAAGCTCCTACGCCTTAAACAGCGTGTACGAGGGATAGCAGGGGGCACAAGTGCCTCTAAAACTATATCTATCTTACAGATACTTATACATAAGGCTCAGACAGACACAGTACCAACTCTTACCAGTGTTACCTCTGAATCCATACCCCACCTAAAAAGAGGCGGGATGAGGGACTTCTTAAACATCATGGAATCACAGGGCTACTATAAAGAGGCAGCCTGGAACAAGACAGACTTCATATACACATTCGAGACAGGTTCAAGGATAGAGTTCTTTTCACTAGATATGCCCCATAAGGTACGTGGCCCTAGACGTGATAGATTGTTTATAAACGAAGCCAACAACATCCCCAAAGAGACCTACGACCAACTAGAAGTTCGTACTAAAGAGGAGATATGGCTCGACTGGAACCCTACAAGAGAGTTCTGGTTCTACACAGACCTAGAAGGTAAACCTAACGTAGACTTTGTCATTCTTACTTACAAGGATAACGAGGGGCTAGATAAGAGCATTGTAGAGAGTATAGAGTCCAGGAGAGACAACGTAGCTTGGTGGACAGTATACGGCGAAGGTCAACTTGGAGAAGTAGAAGGCAAGATCTATAAGGGTTGGAAGATAGTAGAGGACGTCCCTCACGAAGCCAGACTAGACTCAAGAGGGTTAGACTTTGGTTACTCCCAAGACCCCGCAGCTTTATGCAGTATCTACTACTACAATGGAGGCTACATCATAGACGAGAACCTTTGCCGTACAGGTATGTTAAATAGACAGTTAGCAGATGTTATTAACAACCTACCCGACCCCCAGACTATAGTAAGTGCCGACTCAGCAGAACCTAAGAGCATCGACGAACTCAGGGAGTATGGAGTCAACGCTGTAGGTGTAAGCAAAGGGCAGGGCTCAGTTAATCACGGTATTCAATGGGTACAGTCTCAGAAGATCAGTATTACTAAGAGATCAGTCAACTTTATCAAGGCCTACCGTAACTATATGTGGCAGACAGATAAGGACGGTAACATATTAGATAAACCCGACCACTACCTATCAGATGCTATGGACTCAGTAAGATATGGACTAGAGAGTCTCAGACCTAAGTTACAGGTTGAGGAACGATCAGAGCCATCGATATTAAACACGTTAATTTATTAGGAGTGAGTATGGAAGTACATTTTGGTAAAACATACGAAGTAGCAGAAATAGATGATACAGGTTCAGTTATGGAGACAGAAACAACCTTTCTAGGTGGTGTGCCGATTGATAAACGTCTCAGGGTAGAACGTAGGATCAAAGTCAGTAGTCAACAGGAGGAGTTAAGCTCATATCTTCAGTTCAGAGACGAGACTAGGAACCTACGTAACGCAGAGTTCAGGATAGAACACTCAGCCAAGGCTAACCAAGAAGGTAGTTACTACTGTGTATGGTGCTACACTGTAAGGAAAGTGTAAATAAACTGTTTGACTACATATAAATAGTGTTATAATACGAATAAATAGCTACCAATAAACTCATGGGGCATCTAACCAGGATAAACCATGAGCCAATTTGCCTTTATCAAGCCCGAGGACTTATACCAGACATACTCAGACGCTAAGACGTTTATGATCCCCTTGCATGAGCCGTTTGATGAGTTTGAACGTATCGCCAGGAACAAGCCTCATCCTGGTATCGCTAAGAACCTTCCTAAAGTAACTGACGGTACACTAGCCGCTTTAATCCAAGAACAACCTAAACGAATCATCCAACAAATCCCTACTGGTAAAGTTAAATCAGACAGCGAATGGCTCGACATTATGGCAGGCTGGGTACTTGAGCATGAGATACTCCCTAACGCTAACCAAGTTGCAGCTCTTATTCAGAAGGCATGGGCACTTACGAGTAAGACATTAACCTACGGTTCACAGCCAGCCTTTGTGCAGTTTGTTAATCGTGGCGAATACTTTGGTACAGACTTTACCCTTCCTTATATTAAAGATGTATTCCTTGAGCCAGGTAAACTAAGTGACCGTGATTCTAACGTTATCTTCCTACGTAGTTGGTGGACAAAAAATCAAGTGGAGTCAGTTATTGCTAAAGAGAAGATGCTCGCTAAGTCAGCTAAGAAGCGTGGCGAAGACTACGAGACAGGCTGGGACATCGCCAAACTAGAACAACTCAAAGGTATGAGTGGTCAAAAAGACGAAAACTCAATGACTCCTAACGAACGCAATAAACAGCTAAACGCTGGGTTTATCGAGATTGTTCACTGCTTCCAGCGTGGTATAGGTAATACATTCTATTCGTTCTCTCCGCTACTCGGAGATAAAGACAATATTATCCGCACTCGTAAGAACAAAGACCCACGTGGTGTAATACCTATTCACTTCATGTACGCTAACGTTGATCTATCTAACCCACTCGGTAGAGGGTCAGTCGAACTAAGCGGTGGTATGCAGAACCTCCTAGACAGTCAAGTACAGTCATTCCAATACATGCAAGCCCTCTTAATGAACCCCCCTATTGAGAAGCGTGGTAACTTCTCTAAGTCTACTATTAAGTACGCCCCAGCAGAGATATGGGATATGGGGACAGACCCTAACGCTAGTGTGACTCCAGTCAAACTAACAACTGAAGCTGTTACCTCATTCCCTAACAACTATGGTCTTATTAAGAGCCAGATACTCAACCTTAACTCAGGCGGTACAGACAACGCTATTTCTGCTAGTGTAGGCGACCCACAATCAAGTAAGACTCCTCAAGGCGTAGACGCTCAACAGGCACGCTTAGGTGTTAGTGATAACTACATGCGTAAACAGTTCGAGGATTGCTTCCAAGAGATTATGGAGACAGCTATCAACCTTTACTTTGCTGAACGTAACGGTACTCAACTAATCACTTTAGATGATGAAACTGCCGAGAAGCTTCGCAAGATAGCCCCTGAGAGTGTCAACGAAAAGAACGAAGTACAAATAGACTTCGACTCAGAGACAGAGAAGCTACAGTTTGAAGTAGACGCTTCTACCTCAAGCCTTAAAGATGACGCAAGCGAACGAGACCGCCTAGTAGAACTCCTGGACTTATCAGGCAAATACCCACAGCTCGCTCAGTTAATGGGAGAGTCAGGCACCAAGGAACTCATTAACCGTATTATCGTTAAGTCAGGTGTTGAAGACCCAGAGAAGATCATGCCTAGTGGCGAGGGCGAAGTAGACCCACAAACAGGCCAGCCTATCCAGGAACAGCCACAAGGCCCAGACCCACAGATGATTCAACAAATGGTAGTAGAGACCGTCCAACAAGCTATGCAAGAGAAGGACGCTAACGATCCCAAGAACAACCCGACTATTCAGTTAATGGACGCTCTAAAGATTAAGTTTGTAGACCTACCAGAAGACTCACAACACCAGGTACTAGAGCAAGTAGGACTAACTTCACAGGAACCAACTACTACAGCTCAAGAGTTAGCTATTAAAGCTTCAGACGCAGGTGTACGAGTAGGGCAAATGGACTATCAGGCCAATCAAGCTGATATGCAGAACCAACAGCAAATGGAGCAACAGGCTCAAGAACAAGGTACAGAGCAACAGAACCAAATGCTTATAGGCGAACTTACTAAGCGTGGTTATAGCCCTGAACAAGCCCAACAAGCCGTAGACTACATGAAGCAGGGTGTGCCAGCAGACCAGATTATCCAGGCACTAAGCCAACAAGAGCAGGGGGCAACAGCATGAACGACGACTTACTCCTAAGCGATGATTTAATGCCCAACGAGGGCGAAGTGTTCGCTGTCGCTCAAGAAGAGGACGATTTAGAAGAATCAACCGAGAAAGCCATGGTAGTCGGTTCATACCCAGTATTTGATGAGATATTTAGCTGGTTTGATACAGAAATAGAGTTTGCTAACGACATCTACAAGTTAGACCTTGAGAGTAAAGTACCTGTTGAATCACAGATACTAGCCCGCAAAGAGGTCAAAACCTGGCTGATGAGTTCTAAGAGTAGATTGGAGGTGTTACGAGACGCTCATATAAAGAGGTAGGTTGCTACGCCCTCATTACCCTTGTGGGGGCATAGGAGTTTATCTCAAACTCTCTCAGCGACAGAGCATAGTCGTTAAACCAAGGAGATGAATTATGGCTGAAGAAGCTACATCTGACGTTATAGAAGAAGTGGGACAGGTAACCACTCCAACCGAGTCGTCAACGGTTGAAAAAGCAGAGCCTGTTGCAGAATCAAACGAGGATTCTGAGTTATCTGAGCAAGAGATTGCCGATAAGGAGATAGCAAAAGAAATGGCTAAAGAAGGTGACGAGGAAACTCCCGCCGAAGAAGAGCCAGAGGAAGAAACCCCCGAGGAACCCGTAGAGGAGACTAAAGAGGAAGAACCCAAGAAAGGTGCTGAGGCTCGTAAAGAAGCTCTCAACGCCGAGATCCGAGACTTGGTAAGCAAACGTAACGAACTTCGTCAAGAAATCACGAACGTAAACGCTCAAGTCTACCAACCCGCTACGGCTGAGGAATTAGTCGAGCAAGGTTACGACCCTGCAATGGCACGAGTAGAAGCTCTTGAACAACGTACACAAATGGCTGAGTACAACGCATACGTCTCTGACTTGAATGCTAGTCTCAACACTGAGTCCCTGCGTGTGATGGCTGATTATCCCGTGTTTGACCCAGAGTCTGACCAATATGATAAGTCACTAGCTGAACGAGCTACCAACGTATACAAGCAAGCTGCCCAAGTGCAGGTTGACCCCAATACAGGTTTAACTGTTCAAGCCAATGCACTTCCCTACGATATATTTAAAGCATTCGCTGAAACCGCCCAAAGCGGTACACAGGCTGGAGCTGTCAAAGGACAAATAGCTGCCGAGAAGAACCTCGCTGCTGCCGATACAGTCTCTAGTGCTGCACCCAAAGCTCCCAAAGAGGACTTATTCCTTAAAGGACTATTAGGCGGCTAGGCATTAATTAAGGAAAAATGATATGGCACAGAATTTCGCCTCAAAATATCAGAAGACCGTTGACGAAGTATTCCGACTCAAGTCGGTAACTACTGGTATTGTCAACAAAGGTATTCGCCTGGACTACACTGGTGTTAACGCTGTTAGCATCTACGGTGTAGCCACCGTCTCAGAAGTCAACTACGTACGTAGCGGTTCTAACCGTTTCGGTAGTTTGGCTGAACTCGACACCACTAAGCAAACCTTCACCCTGTCGCAAGACAAAGCCTTCACGTACACGATTGATCGTGGTAACTACGAAGACAGCATGATGGTTACTGAAGCTGGTTCAACTCTCAAGCGTCAAATCGAAGTTGTTTGTGTTCCTAACACTGACATCTATCGTCTGACCACTCTACATGCTTACGCTGTAGCCCAGAGTTTCACCGCTGCTAATAGTGGTACTACATCTACTAGTTCGACTGCTTACACCAAGCTACTCGATATGCAGGGCATCTTGGACAACAAGTTTGTTCCAACCGAAGGCCGTGTTGCTTACGTAACACCTGCTTACCTTTCATTCTTGAAGCTCGATGCTAACTTCACCAAGGCTAGTGACATCACTACCAAGAACTTGATCAGTGGTCAAGTAGGTGAAGCTGACGGCGTTAAGATCGTTAAGGTTCCTGTAAGCTACTTGCCTGCTAAGGCAGAAGTCTTACTCGTACACGAAGAAGTCCTCATCGCCCCACACAAGTTTGACACTTACCGTATCTTGAAAGAGGTACAAGGTGTTGATGGTTGGGTAGTGGAAGGTCGCCGCTACTACGATGCATTCGTTCCTACGAACCGTGGTAAGGGTCTCGTCATTACTCAGACTGCCTAGTTTGAGAGCCAGTAACTAATAATCAAAGGAGTACATAATGGCACTTGGAGAAGAAAAGAATACATACAAGATTAACGAACCAGGTAAATACTACGACCCTGTAAGTAAAAAGAGTCTAGTAGTAACCATGCACGCTGGGGCTGATGCCCTGGCACGTATGGGCTGGGAACGAGTCGGAGATGTAACAGAAGAAGATATTAAAGACCCTTACAACTTGAAAGAGACCCCAGTGGAAACTCCTAAAGTAAAGGACGCTAAAGAAGGAGTCAAATAATGGCTAACTCAACTACAGTCTACCGAGGTCAAGATGGCCGCATGTGGGTAGATGTAACAGAAAACAAGAGTCTTGTCGCTGCTGATTCAGGTATTGTGCAAAACGTTCTCACGGACGCTATTACACTAACCCTGCCTACCTCGGCTGCTGCAACTGTCGGTGCTACTTTCATTGCTCGCAATGGTGGCGATAACGATGCTAACACCCCAACAGGTTCAGGCTACAATGGTTCAGTCCTTGTAACCCTTGCCCCTGTTGCTGCTGATGGTATCACTGGTAACGCTTTCACTGCTGCAACTAATAAGGCTGCCCTCAACACGAAGGCAACTGCACAAGTTGGCGATGAGATCGTAGTAGTCGGTTCAGGTGTAACCTCTGCCGCTGCCTGGTTCATCCAGTCAGTCAAGGGTACCTGGGTACGAGCTTCTTAATCAACTAACTAGGAGATTAACTCATGGAAAGCTCAAACGTAGGTTCTGGAGCCAGCACTACACCCGTATCTTCGGGTAAAGCGACTGGTAAAGGAACAACAATGCACAAAACAGGCTGTACTGGTACAACTTGTAGCTGCTAAGAATGTGGCGGGGTAAAACCCGCCTAATTCTGACAGAATCTGATATAATATAATCAACGAAAGGAGACATCATGGGTTCATACGATTCAGTGAATTATTGGAATAACATTAATTCGGCTACTAAGCTCGCTGGTGAAGACCTCACTAATGACGTAATGAAAATCCGTGACTCTGCTACTTATACTAACCTAAGTGCTTCAGCCCTCGTTAAAACGGGTGCAGGTGTGTTAAAAGGTATTGTAGTCAACTCACACAGTTCAGGTACATTAAAGCTCTGGGATAATA